GTTAAGTTTAAAACAGAAAGACGACATAAAGGAGATTGGGCGATCGTAGTAGCATTCCCTAATGATGTATACGCGGGATATAAACAACTAATTAAAGCTTGAACACGTGATAAATTGTCATATGCTTCGCCGGCATTTGCGGCTGGGACTTTAAAGCTCAATGTGATAGAGCGAGTGGTTTGCTTAAACATGTAAATTGGATCAGTACGACCAAACACAGACACGGAATCCCAATTACAATTATAATTTTGTGAAAACGCTGTAATAAACGCTTTGAAGGTTGCTTTGTGTTCAGGAGAAATGGTGGGCATTATATGAATTACGGCGCCTTGAAGATTTGCATAGGCGTCCGTTGCATCAAAAAACGCACGGTCAGCGGGAGCACCATGTAGCCTCCTGTTGGTGTCGTCTCCATACGTTGTTCCAATCTTAAGAGCTTCTGAATTAAAGCCGCCCGCACCCATATGATTATTGCTAGAATTATCTGACATCTATACCTCCTTTTTTAAAT